TGGAGAGGCCATGCCCATCCAGATTACTTTGCCCAGGTGCTTTATGCACTAGGTACTTATTACAACGACGCATTTATCTGTGTTGAAAATAACTCTCATGGCATTTTGACATGTACTCGCCTGGGTAAGGATATGGCATATCCAAACTTCTACACCGAGGTACAGCATGACAAGGTCACTGACCGAGAAACTGTCAAGCTCGGATTCTCCACTACTTCAAAGACAAAGCCTTTAATTATTGACCAGCTTCGAGCGGCGATGCGTGAAACCGAAATAGAGCTTAACGACAAAGTGACTATCCGCGAAATGATGACTTATATCGTCACAGAATCCGGAGCAATGCAAGCAGAGTCAGGCTGTTTTGACGACTGCGTAATGTCCCTAGCTTTGGCGAATTATGTTCACGAAGCGGCTTGGGAACCAATTGAAAGCTCCGATGACTATTACATAGAGATGTTATGACATGGCAAAAAAGGAATATAAAAAACTAAGTGACAACAATATCGTCACGCTAGTTGACAATCAAGTTGGCAGCTCAATTGGCTATGCAGATTCAGAGCTAAGCACAGAACGCGCTAAGATTATTGACTATTACAACGGCGTACTTCCAAAGCCTGCTCACGATGGCAACTCTAAGTATGTATCTCTTGATGTTTACGATGCAGTCGAGAGCCTTAAAGCAGCTCTACTTGAAACTTTTTCCAGCGGTACACGCACAGTTAAGTTTGCCCCGCAAAACGAAGACGATGTTGAGCTGGCAAAGATGTGTACAGAGTACACAGATTATGTGGTACACCGCCAAAATGATTCGTTCAAAGTTTTTAGCACTTGTATCCATGATTCTTTGATAGCCCGCGCTGGTGTGGTAAAAGTGTTTTGGGAGACTAGCTCAGAGACTGATTATGAAGAATTTGAAGACATCACTGAGTCTGAGCTTGACATGCTTCTGGCCCAGGACAACGTCGAGCTTGTCGACAGTGAAGTCGATGATATTGGCCTTACATCAGGAACTATCGGCATCGAGCGCGACACCTCTCAAGTTATTATCGAGAATGTGGCGCCCGAAGAGTTCTTAATTGAAAGCCAGGCCAAAAGCCTAGAGACGGTTACTTTCTGTGCCCACCGCACAAAGAAGACATTGTCCGAGTTACGTCTGGAGGGATACTCAGAGAAACTAATCGATAAGATTGGTGACCACACTGATGTTGACTTTGAGACTGACCCTGAGGTCCTGGCACGGTTTGATAACATAGGTAACTTTAGGAATGGCAGCAGCGACCACCAGGACCAAGTACGTTCGGTCATGGTGTATGAGGCCTACATACTATTAGACGTTGAAGGCACAGGTATTGCTGAGCTTTACAAAGTCATCAAAGCAGGTAATGTATTACTTGAAAAAGAGAAGGTGAGTCGTAAGCCTTTTGTAACTTTTGTCCCACTCCCGACCCCACACTCTTTCTATGGTAATAACTTTGCAGACAAAGTAGTCGCAACCCAGAATGCGCGTACTGTGTTAACCAGGTCTATCCTGGACCATGCGATGATTACTAATAACCCACGTTACACCGTTGTCAAAGGCTCTCTATCGAATCCCCGCGAGCTCATCGACAATCGGCTAGGTGGAATAGTAAACACAACACGCCCTGATGCTATTGCACCAATGCTCCAGGCGCCGTTGAATCCATTTATTTTCCAGACCATCAAACTGCTTGAAGAGGACCTTGAGGACACCACTGGTGTTTCTAAGATGTCACAAGGTCTCAACAAGGACGCAATAAGCAAGCAAAACTCAGCAGCTATGGTAGAGCAGTTAGCCACCATGTCTCAGCAGCGCCAAAAGATAATAGCGCGTAATTTTGCGGCACAGTTCATGAAGCCTTTATTCCACATGGTTTATGACCTGGTGTGCGAAGAAGAAACTCAGGAGAGGATGGTTGAGCTAAGCGGTAGTTACGTGGAGTGCGACCCACGGAAATGGAAAGAAAAGCGTGACGTTTCCATTGAGTTACACCTGGGCTACGGCGAGCAGGAAAAAGAAGCTACTAAGTATCTTAACGTCCACACCATGTTGACCAATGACCCCAATTTATCCGTGATGTATCAACAGCCAAATCAATATGAGCTGGCTAAGAAAATCATGGAGCTATCTGGCGTGAAGGAAGTCAGCGCGTACCTAACAAATCCTGAGAACATCGAGCCACCTCAGCCTGATAAGAATGCAGAAATGCAAATGCAAATGGCTCAGAAACAACTCGAGCTACAGGAACGACAGACTGCCCTGGCAGAAATGAAGGCCGAGATGGACATGAAGATTAGCCAAATGAAAATTGAGCTTGAGAAATCCAAGGTCGAAAATCAACACGCTATTCAGAGTGACAACATCGACCTCAAAGAGGAGCAGTTACGTCACAAGAAACTTATCGACCATGCCGAACTTGTGCTTGCACAGCAGGCAGATGAGATTACCGCCATTGCTTCACCGAATGGTTAAATTTGTCTTTTAAGGAGAGACAGTTATGAACGAACAAGAAAGTATGTTGTACCTGGGCAATGCCTCTGAGGAAACCCTCAAAGGTGATGCCTTCAATACTGTGGTTAACGATTTAATCGAAAGTACATTCAGTGCATTCGTTAACAGTGACCCAGGTGAAAATGAAAAAAGAACAGTCGCGTATTACCAGTACAGAGCTCTTCGTGAGGTCGTCGACACTTTGAAACAAAATGTGTCTGTACGCGATGAAATTAATCAACGTAACAAAGCAGAAGAGGAATAGACTATGTCATTAGATAACGTCAATGAAAGTTCCAACCCTGGTGCAGCCGAAACTATTGATGACGCTGCGGAAGCAATTCTTGGAATGTGGGAGGACGCTGAAGAGCTATCCGAAGAAAACCAAGAGGCTGAGGTAGAAGCTGCCGACGAGACTGAAGCAGCGGATACTGAAGAAGACGAGAATGAAGAAGACCTTGAATCCGATGAGGACGATGAGGACCCTGATGAAGACGCCGAAGAAGATGACGAAGAAGCCAGCGATGAAGACGAAGACGACTCCGAAGAAGTCCAAGTCATCGACGAAGAAAGCCTGGTCGAAATAGTTATTGACGGTGAAACTAAACAGGCATCCGTCAAAGACCTTAAGAGACTCTATGGACAGGAAGCATCTCTCACCCGAAAGTCTCAAGAAATGGCATCACAGCGTAAGTTAGCAGATGACCAGATGCAAAAAGCCGATGCATCATTGCAAGCCATGCTTAGCCGTGCCCAGGAACGATACAAGCCGTATTCAGAAGTTGACATGTTAGTTGCTAGTAAGCAGATGACAGCCGATGATTTTACAGCTTTACGTGCCGAAGCTCGACAGGCAGAAGAAGACCTAAAGTTTCTTTCTGAAGAAGCTGACAATTTCTATGGATACGTTAAGCAGCAGCAGGGCGAGTCTCTCAAGCAGCAAGCGACGGAATGCATAAAGGTTTTACAGCAGGATGTTCCTGACTGGAATAACGACCTTTATAACGATATTCGTAGTTACGCTATTTCCCAGGGATTACCAGAAGACCAGGTTAATCAATATGCAGACCCTAATGTTATTAAGTTACTCAACAAGGCTCGCATGTTTGACCAGACCAAAAAGGTAGCCACTGTGAAAAAAGCTAAGGCAGCTAAGAAGATTCTTAGGTCTAAAAAAGCACCGCCAAATAATGCTGAACTTAAGCAACAAAATCAGCAGCGTAAGGTGGACCAGCTTAGGGCTAATGCGAATGACCTCGACAACATTGCAGATGTGATTATGTCTAACTGGCAGTGACGCCTAGTTTTATATCCCTCTCAATATTCCATAAGGAAATTTAAAAATGGCTACACTTGTATCCTACGCCACAACTGGCTTGGCCGAAGACGTTTCGTCCACAATCGCAAACATCTCGCCTAAAATCAATGGGCCGCTGTAAAGTAATTTATAGTTGTAACTAGGAGAATTGCTGGAAAATCGTAGTAGCGTGGTAGCTGCCGACAATCAGCAGCCGAGCCTCAATTTCATGAGGAAGGTTCAACGACTATCCTGAAAAGGAGTACACCCAAGTGGGTGGAAGCACCTAGCCCCTCCTTATTTGGAGGGTGAAGATATAGTCTGACCTGCATGGAAACATGCAGCAGTCCTGAATGGACGGAGTAGGAACTAACGACCCTGCTTGAACACAAGTGACCTCCACACCCTTTCAAACTCTTGTAAAGAGCGAGAAAGTATCTGCACGTACCTTTGAATGGCTTGAAGATTCAATTCGTTCTGCGGGCGTAAATGCCTTAATTTAGGGCCGTCCCAGAGTAATCTGGGATTGTAACTAGGTGAATTGCTGGAAACTCGTAATAGCTGCGGTGGCTAACGACAATCAGCAGCCAAGCCTCATTTGTGAGGAAGGTTCAACGACTATCCTGAAAAGGAGTACACCCAAGTGGGTGGAAGCGCCTAGCCCCTCTTTATGTAGAGGGTGAAGATATAGTCTGAACTATATGGAAACATATAGCAGCCCCAAACGGGGCGGGGTAGGAATTAACGAGCCTACTTGAACATATTTGTAGTAGAAGGAGCTGACGCTTCTACCACCGCTATCTCACAGCCAACTACTCGAAGCAACACCACTCAGATTATCGGTGAAGCTTTTAAGGTAGCTGCAACAGTTGACGCTGTGAAAACTCACGGGCGGGCGAAGGAGACAGCCTACGCTTTGGCCAAAACTTTGAAGGCCATCAAGCTCGACGTAGAAAGAGCGATGATTGGTGTTGACCAGGCAGCCGTAGTTGGTTCTGCTTCAGGAGCTCGTAAGATGGCTTCTGTATCACAGCAGATTTCAACATCTGTTTCCGCTGGTTCCAACGCGACGGACGCACTGACTGAAGCTAAGCTGCTTGAGTTGCACCAGGATTGTTATGAGAACGGCAGTGACCCTACTGTTCTAATGATTAAGCCTGCTGATGCAACTATCGTAGCTAACTTTGCGACAGCGTCTAGCCGTGAGCGTGACTTCGGTTCTTCTAAGACCCTGGTCAACGCAATTGAAGTATTGGTAACGCCTTAACTTAAGGGCCGCCTTGGAGTAATCCAGGGTTGTAACTAGGAGAATTGTCTGGGAACCCCTAACGTGTGACGACGAGGGCAATCAGCAGCCGAGCTCACT